TTTCACCTCAGGTAACCGACATCATTATAAAGATGCCGGTTGTTAAACATTGATATTTCAATATCAGGCGATCTGCCCGGGTAAGGATCTCAGGCGGCGCATGCCGGTCATCGCCGTGGCCACGTAGCTCGCCTTGCGGTTCACCACCTCCACCCACATCTTTACCCCTTCAACTCGAACCGTGTACGTCTCTTTCATCCGGCTGCGCCCGTAATTGCCGTAGCGTTCTGCGTGTGCCGCCAGGGCAATGTCGCAGGCTTTACGCGCCAGCGGTGACTGTGTGCTGCGGTTGATTAATCGCATAATTTCTCTACCGGGAGGGCGAACCCTCCCGCCTCCCTTAGGCCACGTATTCCGGTTTCATATCTGCCAGGGTGATGCTGAACTGATCGTGCAGGTCATCGCCCATGTGTCGTTTCGCTGCTGCCAGCACGCGCTCGGCTTCAGCGAATTGCTCAACTGCTCCCGGTTCGCCCGGTTGTGGCAGGGAGTTAATCGCCGCTTCGACCGCATTGCGGTGCTTTACCAGGTGGTAACGGCGCGTGGCCTTGTTTTTCAGTTCGGTGAACAGGGTGGTTCCAAGCGCAGCTTTTGCATCGTTGATTTCATTGCCAACGGCTGCGGCAGCCTCCAATGTTTCGGCAGCATCAATCCGATCCCGGAACTCATCGGCCATAGCGTCAATATTTGCCGCTGATCCCTGCGCGCTGTGCGTGGTTGTTACGGTGTCGCCGGGGATGTCAGCCAGGCTGACGCGCTGCGGTGCTGGGTTGATCTCTTTCTCGGTGCGTGGCTCAACTTCATCCGGGCTGTAGACACCGAGAATGACCTCAGGGCAGTACAGGCGCGCCCAGTACTTAACCGCGAGGTAGGCGATCTGCTGCTTGGGTGCCGTTTTCCACAGTGGTGAGTTCCGGGTGGTGATGTCAGCCAGGTAAATGTTCTCGCCCCAGGTGATATCCGTCTCGCCGCGCAGGACAGCGCCAACCCGGACAAACAGGCCCAGCTCATCGCGGCCGTCTTTCTTACCGGCGATCTTTTCCCAGTCGCCGCCGTATTCGTAATGGAAGCGGCCCACAATGGCGTTAGAACTGGAGATCACCGCGTTTACCAGTTGCGCTTCGTAACCCAGCACGCCGTTGACCAGGTGCGTTTTCTGCGCCACTGCGTAGGGATTCATACCCCACTGCATGGCCTGCATGACGATCGCCATGCAGTCGGCTGGTTTACCCGCCAGGTGCTTCGGTACGGTCACAGCAGACTGCGCCATCAGTTCAGCAAATGCGGTCAGCTGGCCGAGCGCCTGCACGTTGAATACAGCATTGCTGGCAGAAATGGTGTTTGGAGTCTGTTCTGCGGCGATAATATTGGTGTTTTGCATTGTCATTCTCTCCATTAAGCCAGGCGCAGCGCTTCAAGGCGGCGAAGGTCGAAGTCGTTCAGTTCGTCGGTGTAATCTTCGGTGATCGGAGCTGGCCACACGCCAGTGTCGAACGCGTTAGCGATGCGGTTCATGGTCTGGCGATACTCCAGCATGCCCAGCTCAATCAGTTCTTCGCTGGCCTCAACGATGGCGATCCAGTGATAACCCTCGTCTTTGTTAACGAAAATCCAGAAGAACTGATCCAGCGCCGCGGCATTCATGTACATAGCCGCGCTGAGGTGATAATCGCGGTCGATAATTTCGCGGTGCAGTCGAGAGCGCAGACCGGATTGCTTCACGTTCCACATGCTGATGGTTTTCAGGTCGGCCCCGATGCGAACGGCGTCGATGTCGATTTCCAGATCCGGGCGCACGCGGATTTCCAGCCCGGTCTCCTCATCGATACCGAAATAGCTCGTCTCAACAGCGCGATCAGGGTGCAGCAGCAGCTTGCCGGCAGTCGGGTGATCGTGAAGTGCTTTCTGAATGGCCAGCGCCGTTTGCATCTGCTGCTGAGTAACCAGAATCTTGTCGTCCGGGTTCTCGCGCCACGCATCCAACAGTTCGTCAGCAAATACCGCATCCGGCTTAACGGACTTCACCGCCTGGATCATTTCCGCTTTCGTGCCGGACACTTTCAGCGGTGCCGGTTTCTGCGCTTCCTGTGCCACCAGGTCAGGGTTGATGATCGCCAGCTGCTCGAGGAGCGCATCACGGCTACCGCTGGTTTTCACCGGCGCGGGCAGGGTGGCGTTGTACTCTTTGATACAGGCTTTCATGGCCGTGGCGGTATGTTTCGTGCCGTTCTCAATTCGCTGATAAACCTCTGGCAACTGCTCATAAGCTACGTAGGTTTCATCAACTGATGCACCCAGCGGCAACTGTGCGGGCAGGGTGGCGTTGTGCTCTTCCAGCAGCGCTTTGATATCGTCAGCGCTCAGCTGCGCTGGCAGGCTGGCGTTATGCGCATCGATAAAGGTGCGCAAGGTCGCCGCGGTGGTGAATGCCCCTTCCGGGATCACCGGCTCTACGCTGAACTCTTCATCGAGGTTTTCCGGCTGCAGCGCCAGCGCATGCACCAGGTTCCCCATATCCAGCACTTTGGAGCCTTCGCGCGGGATGGTCTTGGCGACATGGCGCGCGTTGAAGTACATCAGGCTTACACGTGCATCCTTCACCTGGGTGCTGCTGATCCCGTTCGCTGCGTGGTAGACGTTATTCGGCAGACCCTCATAGCGGCCCGGTTCGAAGTACGCTGGATACTCTGGTGCTGGTGCTGCCTGGATAACTTCCCACTCGTCGGAGTTTTCATCGTTTTCAGCAACAGTCACTGAGAGCGTCGGCGCTGCGGCGGCCAGAACTTCTGCCGGATTCAGGGCATCTGCTTGCGGATCAACTGCATCAGCGCTTTCGCCTGGTGGTAACGCGTCACCAGCTTCTCCTTCCTGCGGGTTAGTCTCTTCCATCTGCACATCGCTGGTGATCTCCGTTACTGTTTCCGTTTTTTCGACTGCGTTTGAGGGGGTATTGATGACCGGGTCAGTATTTCCACTCATCAGGCCCTCGATAGAGAACACGCCGCCGCCAAGGTTCGCGACCTGCGGCTGGCTGGTGGCTGCTGGCTCTTCCACTACCACCTGGCGGCCCGTACGGGAATCTTCATCCCATTCGGGGTAGCCTTTTGAACACGCACCATTTTCATAAATGCCGTTTGATGTGAACCACTCGCGCACCTGGCTACGCAGTTCAGTGGTGCTATCCTCGCTAGTCCATGAAATAGCGCGGGTCACGCCGAAAATGCTGTTGGCGTCGTAGTCGAGAATGTCCGTGGTTTTGCCAAGAACCTTGAGTGCTTTGGCGTGGGCATCATCTTTTTTGTCAGCCAGCTCTTTGGCCGCCACGAGCTGAGTACGGTTAATTTTCCCGGGTACGGCATCCGGGTACAGCTGTGCAATTGCGATTTCGATGCTCAGGTTCGCCATGTTCTGCGGCACCGCGCGCTTATAGGGTTCGGCAGGTTGTGGCTCTTCGGATTTCTGGTCTTGTGGAAAACCAACACCATCAATGCGGCTGCCGGCAGCCCATTCACTGGTCAGGATTTCGTGGTCACTGGCCTCAGTAGACACCCAGATTCTGGTGAAGCGGAGGACCAGAGCCAGTTCATGGCGTTTATCCGTGCTGAATACTTTTCGGATCGCGTCGGTATAGCTCCACAGAGCCTTGGTATCGTAATCCTTCAACTCTGGGCAGCTTTCAGCAGCAAGCAGAAGCGTCTGGACATAGCTGTTGTCGGTATCCATCTCCAGCGCATGCAGTTCCGCATGTTCACCGCGGGTGACATGATGGCGCAGTTCGTCCACCGTCAGTTGAGCCAGGAGTTGTTGACGGAATGGCAGTTTGCAAACCGCGTAACGAGTGAATTCATCACCACCTTTGAGAACCCTCAGGCCGTTCTCATACCAGTAGTCAGGCTCATCAGGAGTATCAACGGTGGTTACCGCCGCGACCGGCTGATTCCCATCACTGGTGGTCACCGGGGCGAGGGCGGTTTCGCTCTGAGATGCGGCGCCCGGGATCACGTTCCAGGTGCGCTGGTCGTCGGCCAGGGTGTAGCGCTCGCACCAGGTGTAATCAATCACGCCTTCTTCTGGCAGGTCGTCAACAATAGGCATGTCAGTACGGATCGGCTTGGCGTAGTCCTTACCGCGGCCAGTTTCGATTTCGGCGTCTTCCAGCGCGACATCCAGCTGCAGGTTTGCGCGCGCTGCACTTTTTGCAGTGAACCAAATCACCGCATCTTTCTTGCCAGACTTCTGACTGGCCTTAAGCAGATGGAAAAACTCCATGTCAGATCCTCATTTTTGGATGTAAGATCCCCGGGCCAGAGATAGCGCCCATTGGGTGTGTTTTTGGTTTTGAGTAGTTTTCCGGTGTACTTTGGTCGGTGGCACCGGACGTAGACCCCGCCTTGCGCGGGTTTTACGTTAGGCTTCGTGGGCCATCTGGTCGTACGAAGCGCAACGCGTAGAACAGTAATCACGTTGTTCGCGCGCCAGCTGGGCGCCGCGGATGAAGATCAATACGCTTTTAACTTCTTTTCCTTGCTCGATTGGCTTGCGGCAGTAAGCGCATGTCTTCTGCATCATCATCTCCTCAGAACTTAACCGTGGTTTCCGCTGGCACTTCGTCACTGCGGACAATCCGTTCTACCGGGTAGCAATCCCCAGAAACCTTCTGTTCGATGGCGGCCTGCTCGCATTGATGCTGGCTGTCATAAACATCGAGAACGACATCCTGAAATTCACCATTGGTCATGCCGATGGTCAGGACGAGAGCGAATAAGGTGCCCATCAGTGTGTACCTGCCAGAACCAGATGCGGTTCAATATTGCGTGAGGCATACGGGCGGCGGATGTGGCGCAAGTTGCCCTGCGGTTCGTGCCAGTACATGCCTTCGCTGTAGTTAAAAGAGACCAGCCATGCTGCGCCGGTACGCTGATTACGCATTGGAACGGTGCGGCCGCTGTTTGGTACTGCTGGATTAATTTTCATCTCAATCACCTGTTTGCCCTTGTCGCCAGGCTGGCGGAACATTTCTTTAACCTGATGCGCGTTAATCACTCCACCTCATCCGACTTTTCGTATGCCGTCGGCGGCTACTTCGTGGGCTCCATGCCTGGGTGGTTTGTGGTGCGTATTGGTGAATTAGATTAAACACAATGTTTAAACTTCTGTCAACAAAATGAGTAATTATCAATAAACAAAATGTTTATGTGGCGATTGTGAAAAGGACGATTTGTGATTTGCAGGCAAAAAAATCCCAGCAGAAGGGCTGGGTTCAGGGTGAGGAGCAGGCATTAAGTATGTACTTCACTTGATGTTAACCTTTCAGAGGGCACAGCGGAGCAAAACTATGAAGAACTAAGACCAGCAAACTGCGTTGGTGGGATAAACGCTCAGCGCGGCAGTGATTGGCCTGGTATCAGCCAAAAATTCCATAAACCGGGCGACTATCATCAACGAACTGGTTAGAGTGGGATACAGAAGAGCGATGGTGTTAGGGATGAGGTGTTTGAGAAGGTGGCGGAGCTGGTTAATCTGATTCCTTGTTAACTACATCAAATATATCATTATTTAATTTCTGTAACGCTATGAAATTAATAATAAAATACACTGAAGAATAAAGCATCAATAAACATAGAAAAATAGACGCACTAAAGCGTATTGAAATGTCCCAAAACGGAGAAAATGCATATTCAAATTTAGCAACATATTGATTTACAATGTAGTAAATTGTTGTGAGCCCGAAGTTTATAAGAAACGAGTTTCTGACAGTGGCTACGTTTGCGCGAATGGAACGGAGGTAGGATTGATTTTTCACCCCGGCAGGGTTGAATGTGACAATCAAACCTAGTCCAATCGAGAACATAATACCTGCAACGGTGAAAACAGTAGATGCGAAAAAGCTATCCGGTCGGACTGACCAGATTGTACTGGCAACTAGTGTCACCAGTAGGATGATGAGTGTACTAACAAATAGCTTTATCATTTTTCAATTCTACCAGAAACTTACTCATTTCTTGTAGCAATTGGTGTTCTACTAGCTTACCTGTTTGTGTCGTTTCGATACTGACAGACTTAGTAAGGAGTAAATCTTTCCCCTTTATTTCTGTTTTGTTGTCCTTACGCTTGAAGGAAACATTATCTAAATCACTTACAGGTTTTAAGTACGCCCCAAGCGCTCTTTTATACTCATCATCTGTCATTTTTCTTGGCTTTTTAAATTTAATTAAAAGCTCTGCTGAGATCATTTGACTTAAAGCTAATTCATCTAATTGTGCGGTATCAGACATAGAGCTTTTAAGAATATCAAAAACTTTTTGAGTTAATTTTATGGATTTTTGGCTCTCGGCTGTTGCAACTGATGTATTTCCTGCAGGTGAAGTAAGCAGGCCAGCTTTTGATGATGGGCTTATGGGGTCAGGGTCTTTTACAATTATGGCTTTTAAATCACTTAGCTTTGTTTGATCCTTTGCAGAAATCAACGGAGTAAATTCCAGTAAGTCATTGTTTAAAAACCAGCTAAGGTATGTTTGCAGCCTGATAATGGTTTTGTTTAGTGGGAGATTGGTAACTAAGTAGTTGTCATTCAAAGAAAAATAATAATGACTCTTACATATTGCAGAAGCATCTATACGTGAAGTTTCAATATCATCAATCGAAAAAATTTCTTTTTCAAATAAACTATCTGTTATGTGTTGAACGTCTTTATCAGAAGTGATTCTTAACATTGTACAGAAAACAGTGCCACTTTGGGATGACTCTTTGAAGTAAGATATAACATCACGTTCCTGATTTTTATCTTCAGGGTTAAGGATCATACATCTATCCTTTGCCTGTTTAATGTCGTTAAGTTTCTTAATTAAGGTCACCTTAGCGTCACTAGAAGCTTTAGATAATGAGGTATTCTTAATCTCGAACGCACGAAGAGTGACTAACTTAGGCTTGGTTGATGGTAATGATACTTCTGTAATCTCCGACATTAATAATCCTTGTTATTGCTGTGAAATGACAAATTTTATTTGGCGATGATAACATTGACTTACTTAATGAATTTAAAGGATTTTTTATTATATGTGTTTTTTCAGTTGTCCAATAACTGTTTAGCTTAGCTCGGCAGCTTACTCATCCCCCAGCGATCTAATCCGCCCTTTCATGTACCTCTCATACAACTCGTCCAGCTCTTTCAGGCGAATCGCGAAGATGCGAAGCATGTTCTGTTTCTCTTCCTCCGGCAGCTGGCGATAGAGTTCCAGCAGGCGCTGTTCGTCAGGTTTGAGCCCATCTTTCTCACCAACTTCTTGGCCTAGAATCCACTCAAGGCTTACCCCAAGCGCATCCGCCAGCTTTATGGCTGAGCTTTTCCCGATCGTCCCACGAACGAACCAGTTATTGACCGACTGAGCACTGACTCCACAAATGCGTGCCATGTCTGACTTGGTCAAATTCTTAAGTTCAAGGATCTCATTAAGCCTTTGAACTTGCGGGTGGTTAATCTGATGAGTTTTTTCTTTCATAGACGAATTCTAAACCAAAAGTTTATTAGCTCAATATTCAAAATGTTGACTTATTAATAAACATTTTGTTTAATTGGATTGTTGCCACTGGAGCCAATTATGAAAGCTATTGATAAAGCCATTACCAAAGCAGGAACCGCCACCCGCTTAGCCGAATTACTAACCGTAAGCGCCATGACTGTTAGCCATTGGCGAAATCGCTATCGAGGTGTCGTTCCTGCAGATCGCGTCCTGCAAATTTACGCGGCCACCGGCGTAACTCCCCACGAACTGCGCCCAGATCTCTACCCGAATCCCACTGATGGTTTACCAAAGTAGGAGCACTAAAAATGCAAACACTTTCTTTTCAACAGAATAACAGAGCGCCGACAGAGCGCCTGATATTCCAGTATCACCAAAGCGAAGAGTCAGCTGGTCACGTTGACCACCGTAATTTATGTACAGCTGTCCGTGGCTGGGCTGCAGCCGAGGGGCGTCTGGTCGTTGCGCTACAAATCAAGGAAGTAGCGGAAGAGATGATGATTGAAGGCATTGATCTCAACGTTCAGCCTGGGGTTTGGAACGTGAAGATGTTTCGTTGGTTAGACAACAAAGAAAACTCGGCAGCATACCGCTCGAACGTTGAGTTGCTGGCCCCAGCGATTATCTCGGCGTTACCCCTGGCGTATCGCGATCGCGTTGTTCGGCTCGATGATGTTGCGCTTCGAATTGCCAAAACGGTGAAGGAAGACGCTGAAGCCATTCAGGCTGTCATGCTCAAGGCACCAAAGCAGGTTCGGCTGAAGGAGATCAGCGAAAAGATTGTCGCCAGCTTCTACCTGGATGGACCGGACTCTGTGGCGCCTTTGATGGCGATGGTTACAACGATGTTGGGGGCGGTATGACGGGCTATAAAAAGGCGAAAGCCACTCTGCGCGAACAGAATGGCCTTCAGGTGCAAAAACGGAAAGTAATTGCGAGGTAAGTATGCCTGGGCAAGTGAAGCAAGTAAATATCGGGAGAAGTAAATGGCTCGCATCAGAACAGTCAAACCGGAGTTTTGGACTGACGAGAAGATCGTCGAGTGTTCTATCCCTGCACGTCTGCTGTTCATCGGACTGTTCAATTTTGCAGATGATAAAGGCTGCCTGGAGCGCTCGCCAAAGCGCATCAAAATGCAGGTATTCCCTGCTGACACCATCGACTGCGAGCCATTGATCATGGAGCTGATAACTCACGGACTACTCACTGAATACTCAGTGAATGGCAGTCACTATTTGCAGATACCTGGTTTTCTTAAACATCAGAAAATTAACCGGCCGAGCAACTCAAACATTCCTTTGCCGCCATCACTCACTGAACCCTTACCCCATGACGGCGGCAACTCATTGAATGCCAAAGGCAACAATAATTCTAATTCACAGAATATTCATGAAGCACTCACTGAGGACTCAATGAATGCTCATGGAGAACTCACTGACGGAAAGGAAGGGAAGGGAAAGGAAGGGAAAGGAATAAAACCTGAGAGAGAGAATAACGCGGGCGAGGCGTTTTCACCTCCTGACGAAAATCCCCCTGCAGATGAGTATCAGCATGGTGGCGCTACCGCTTTTCCACCGATCGGTAAATTCCCGATCACCAGCGACTGGATGCCACAGCCTGAGTTCGCCCGACGCGCAACGCTCTGGGGTAAGAGTCTCGGTACCGAGCCGGGGTACACCGTGGAAGAACTTCAGCAGTTCCGTGATTACTGGTCCTGTGATGGCCGGGTAAAGCATCAGCAGCAATGGGAGATGGCGTTTGCCGATAGCCTGCTGCAATCGCGTAGCCGCATCCAAAGGTCAAAAACTGCTGGTGTGCGAGATCCCAATCGCATTTCTGAGCCAGACAAAACAATTCCAGACGGTTTCAGGGGGTAACGATGAAAAACGCAATCTGCACCGGCAGCGCGCTTGAACGCCTGCGGAAGTTTATCCCGGCCAGCGTGCAGCCGAAATTCAACAGCGTTGCAGAATGGCAGGCATGGCAGCAGGAAGAGGGCCCTAAACACTGCCAGCTAATCGAGAAGCAAAACCAGCGCGCCCGGTCTGAGAAGATTTTTGGTCGTGCAGGAATACAGGCCCTGCACCGCAGCTGTTCGTTTGCGAACTACGAAGTATCAGGCCCTGAACAGCGTCAGGCCTACAGCATGGCAAAGAGCTACACGCACAACTTTGGCAGCGGATTCGCGAGCTTCGTCTTCAGCGGCGCACCGGGTACCGGTAAGAATCACCTGGCAGCGGCCATCGGCAACCATCTGCTGGCAGCCGGGCACTCCGTTCTGGTAGTGACCATCCCCGACCTGATGCTCCGTGTTCGCGAGTGCTATGACGGCGGGCAGTCTGAATCAGCGCTACTTAACGACCTGTGTAATGTCGATCTCCTGGTGCTGGACGAAGTTGGCATCCAGCGTGGCTCCAGCGGCGAGAAGGTGATCATCAACCAGGTGATCGACCGTCGGCTCTCCTCGATGCGGCCGGTCGGCATCCTGAGCAACCTGAATTACGACGAGCTGGTGGCCATACTCGGCGCGCGAGTCGTGGATCGCCTTCGGATGGACGGCGGCATCTGGGTCAATTTCGACTGGGCAAGCTATCGCGGGAACGTATCGCACTTGCGGGCTGTGAAGTGAGAAGGGAGTGAATATGCCAAGACCAAAAACTCAACACGAGCGCACCCTGTTTATTGCCTGGATTATCGAGCTGGTGAAAAAGCATGGCCGCGCAACGACCAGAGATGTCGCCGCCATGTTTGGCCTGCACCGCACTACCGCCGAGAAATACATCCGGGCTGCCGTAGAGCAGGGGAAACTTATCCGCCACGGGCG